GACAGATGAGCTATTCGGAATGAACCTGTGGAATGCAGGATCAGGAAAGATCGTCACCATAACTGAGGGTGAGCTAGATGCCATGTCAGCATATCAGATGTGTAAGAACCCTAAGTATGGTTCAGCCTTTGTGTCACTACCATCAGCCACCCCTAGCAATAAACTATGGGCTAACGTAACGGAGTGGCTTAAATCATTCGATAAGATTATCTTGTCAATAGAACATGATGACCAAGGGAATGCTGTAGCTCAACGTATAGCTAACCTATTCCCTAATAAGGTTTACAGGGTACAACATGACAAATATAAGGATGCCAATGAGTTCCTTGAGGCAGGTGCAAGGAATGAGTTCTATCATGCATGGTACAACGCCAAGAAGTACACACCTGAGAACATACTGAATACCCCTGACCAGTTCCTTAAGTTATTCAATACGTCAGAGAACCATGTCTATGTTGAGACAGGCATACAGGACTTCGATGATCTATGCATGGGACTGATGCAAGGACACTTCACATTGTTCAAGGCACAGACAGGCATAGGCAAGACAGAGTTCATGAGATACCTAGAGTATCACATCCTAAAGAATTACCCTGAGATTTCTATAGCTGCATGGCACATGGAAGAGACAAAGCTACGTAGTCTACTTGGTCTTGTGTCATACTATAGTAATAAGAACCTTACCCGAAAGGATCTAATAGAACAAGAGCAAGCAGAAGAAGAAGTACAAAGGGCTATCGTAGATATAACAAAGGATGAGAGACTATACCAATTCTTCCTTAATGATGAGGACGATCCCCTTGACATACTGGGACACATAAGGTATCTTTCGCAAGCTTGTGGTGTCCGATATGTATTCTTCGAACCTATCCAAGACATCGCAGCTAACATGGCAGGGGATGAGAGCAAAGAACAATTCTTAGCTGATCTATCTGTCAGACTATCTAAGTTAGCAGCTGAGTTAGGGGTAGGCATCATCACTATCGGACATACCAATGATGACGGGGCTGTCAAATACTGCCGTATGATTGAGCAAAGGGCATCAGTGGTTGTAGAATTACAACGTGACAAGATGTCAGAAGACGCAGATGAGAGAAACACAACACGCCTACTGGTCACAAAGAATAGACCCGTTGGCCCCACAGGATACGCAGGTCAGCTATCGTTTGACCCAGCATCCTTTACACTTAAGGAAAAGTATGCAACATATTGATTTCTGGCCTACATTTAGTGCAGTGGTCTACTTCTTAGGGATGATCTTCCACTACTATCATATACTCACAGTGTTTTACTTACAGGATATACCAGATGAGGAAAGGAGTAAGGTAAGGACAATGATGTTCTCTTTGATATGGCCTTGGACAGTCATAATGATGACAACGGGATTGATGGGTGATGATGATGACTGATAAGATTGTAGCTATGGACATTGAGACAGATGCATTAGATGCCACAAGGATCTGGGTTATCTGTGCTCAAGATGTCAACACAGGGGAAACAGAACAGTTCCTCAATGTTGACAGGATACCTGAGGAAAGGGAGAGGTTCATTGAGTATTGTCGCACAATACATACTTTTGTTTTCCACAATGGCATTGGCTTTGATGTCGGTGTTATTAATCGACTGGTCAAAGAGGATTGCATTGATCCTACTATGGTTCTCGATACTCTTATTCTGTCTCGCCTTATCCAATACGACTTAGAAGGTGGTCATAGTCTTAAGGCATGGGGTAAACGGCTTAGTGATTTCAAGATGGACTTCAAGGATTTCTCAGTGCTCACCCAAGAGATGATCGACTATTGTCATCAGGATGTAGCTGTCACAGTTAAGATCTATAAGAAGTTCTTAAATGTTATCAGTGACCCAATGTGGAAAGATGCTATCAGATGTGAGCATGACATACAGATCCTGTGTGAAGAGATGACAAAGAATGGTTTCTATTTCGAGAAAGATAAAGCTGAACATCTTCTGGACGAGATAGAGCTACGCATGTGTGAATTAGAAGAAGGATTCCAACATGACTTTCCACCCAAATTAGAAGAAGTCAATAGGATTATCTATCGCAAGAAACAAGATGGCTCATTGATGGCTAATGTTGTCAAGGCTAAAGAGAAATACCCGAAGACAGAAGTTGACAAGTCTACCTACCCACCTAATCTTATCTGCTATGATTGGGTAGAGTTCAAACCATCGTCACCTAAGATGCGTATTGAAAGACTATGGCAAGCTGGCTGGAAACCAACAGACAAAACCAAGGGGCATATAGAATATGACAGAGAACAAAACCGTAGATAGAGGGGCTAAGTTTGCTAGGTACGGATGGACCTTATCTGAGGCAAACCTTAGCACACTCCCTGAGACAGCCCCTGCAGGAGGCAAACGTCTGACTGAGTGGTTGACACTTGAAGGACGCAGAAGCTCACTGGTGGAGTGGCTAGGACACTGTGGTGACGATTCACGTATTCATGGTAAGTTCCAAGGGATAGGTGCATGGACAGGACGCATGGCACACAGAGCACCTAATCAAGCTAACATCCCAGCTGAGTTTCATGGTACACCTAAGTCAGCCGTAGATGAAGTGAAGGACAAGTATGATGGACAGTTCAGGGCATTGTGGTCAGTGCCTGAGGGTAGTTATCTAGTAGGCACAGATGCTGAGGGTATCCAGCTGCGTATCTTAGCTCACCTTATGAAGTCAGATGAGTATGTCCATGCGATTGTGTCAGGAAAGAAAGAGGATGAGACAGACATCCATAACGTAAACCGTAAGGCTCTGGGTATGTCACACGTAACAAGAGACATGGCTAAGACATTCATCTATGCCTTCTTGCTAGGTGCTGGCACAGGTAAGATCTCACAGATCCTAAAGGTCAGCCACAGAGAAGCCAGTCAAGCTGTCGATAACTTTATGGAATCAATTCAAGGACTTGCTGATCTAAAGAAGAAGGTCATACCTCACATAGCTAAACGTAAATGGTTCAGGGGCTTAGATGGACGTAAGGTTCCTGTCCCTTCTGAGCACAAGACACTGGCAGGTATGCTGCAGAACGGTGAGTCAGTCATCATGAAACACTCAGCCTTGCAATGGGTATCTCAGGCTAGACAGAAAGGTATAGACTTCAAGCTTGTCACATGGCCCCATGATGAATGGCAGACAGAAGTCTGTGGCGATTATGCAACAGCTGAGGAACTAGGGACAATCCAAAGACAGAGTATTGTTGACACTGGTGTGAAATTTGGTATGATGTGTCCGTTAGCTGGATCAACTGACATAGGTAAGAACTGGAAGGATACTCACTGATGGAATGGATAGTAGCTATACTTCCTATAATTTTTGTCTTGACAATCCAATCAATAATCTATATAATAAACAACTCAACAGCCAAAGGAGATAGCAATGGCTAAAACTAAATACGGTGTATTCGAAGGTCAACTATACTATGCCCGTGTATTCACAGATAACATGGATGACCATGAGTATCATGAGAAAACAAGTGGTCAGTTCAACACTGTCTTTGTCCCTAAGGATGACGCAGAGTTAAATAAGATGGTTGACTTAGGTTTCCCTGAGGTATCTATGGGTAACAAGATGATCAAGGAGTGGTCAGTTGCTGGTGATCGTAAGGGTATGAAACTTAAACGCCCTAACGTACACCCATCAGGTATCGAAGACTTCGGTGGAGCACCATCTGTAACTAAGGGTAAGACCAATACACCATGGGACTACATCGAAGATGGTGGCTTGGGTGATGGTACAAAAGCCCTTGTCAAGATCTCTATCTATGGCGAAGGATCAACAGCATCTGTTCGTCTAGAGAAGATCGGTGTGATTGAGCATGTACCAGTACAAGAGTCAGAGTTAGCTGAGGATCGTTGGTAGTATGAACAGGGAACTAGAGGTGTTCCTTCAGGAGATCGGGGTAGTTGAACCTCGGTCTCTTGACCAAGACTTAGATGACAAAGTTGTAAGAGACTTTTCATTTAAGATGCCAGAGTTAGATGAGAATGGAGAACCACCGTTTTGATTAAGGCAACTTATATAGGACATATGGGTAATGACCTTTCAGTTGTCAATGCAGCCAGAGTATCCTTTGGTAACAAGAGTGAGTGGGATTATGAAGAGTCGGATGGTTACAGTTTTAAGCAACACCTTTCTGAACGTGATAGAAAACTTATTCACTACCTTGCAAGGCATAGGCATACTTCTCCTTTCGGGCATTGCTTTATTTCTTGTCATGTACGTGCTCCTGTCTTCGTAGCTAGACAACTTGTAAAGCATAAGTTCCTACGTTGGAATGAGATTAGCCGTAGGTATGTTGACAGTGAAGTTGAGTTCTTTACACCTACAGATTGGAGAGGACGTAGTGAAGATAAGAAGCAGGGGTCTGAAGGTACTATAACAATATCAAATGATATTGTAGAGGATGTATATGATGAAGCTATTGGACGTTATAGACTTCTGTTAGACATAGGTGTATGCCCAGAGCAAGCACGTATGGTACTGCCACAGAGTATGATGACTGAGTGGTACTGGTCAGGTAGCTTGGATGCATTTGCTGATATGTGTAACCTACGTTGTTCGTATGATACACAAGTTGAGACACAACAGGTAGCTTTGGAGATAGATGAAATTATAGAACCTCTATTTCCTGTGTCGTGGAAAGCATTGAGGGAGAATCAATAATGAGTGAGATAAAAGTAACAGATATAGAAGAACACGAGGATGGTAGTGCCACATTACAAGTAGAGTGTGATCCTGAGACATTCATGGCTATCTTTGACGTAGGCTTTGTGACATTAGTAAAGAGAGGGCTGGAAGGTGAGAAGTGGCAGACCTGTGAAAGTTGTGGTGGCCCATCGTATAATAAGCTGTGCGGGTTTTGCTAAGAGGAAGAATAAAATGGAAACTATTATTTATATTGTATGTGGTGTAGTGTTTGGTTCAACAACTTGGTTACTATATGAGACACACCAGTTAAAGAAAAGACTCAATGAAATCTTAGGAGACTATGAGTAATGAGTATGGTTGGAACAATAGAAGATATGCGTTGGGAAATCAAACTCCTTAAGGATGAGAACAGTAGACTCAGGCGTTTCATAAAGGACAACAAATTAATCCGTGAGTTCGATGACTCAGAACGTAAGAGAGCCATGGAAAGAACTAGAGCTAACTCAGATAGCCGTGAGTATTAATGAGTTCATACCATATGTCATAACGATGTCTGTCATTGTGTCATGTATATCCTTCATAACTTTAACCCCTCTAGTTCTTATTATACTTAAGATAAGGAAACTAATATGTTCAAACAAGTCCTCGTAGATGGAGATACGTTTGCCTATCGTGCAGCATTCTCCTGTGAAGATACAACAACTGAGGATGCCATTGACAAAGTTGATGAGTTACTAGAGGAAACTCTTAATGAAGTTCTCTGGGAAATCGACAGTGACATGTATCAAATATTCCTGACAGGTAAAGGTAACTTCAGGTATGACATAGCTGTCACTCATGAGTACAAAGGTAACAGAAAGAAAGCTGAGAAGCCTCAGCATCTTCAGGCTGTACGTGATCACATGATAAACAACTGGGAAGCCATTGTGTCACAAGGTGAAGAGGCAGATGATCTCCTAGGCATCTGGTCAACAGGATATGGACCTGAAGCTTTGGTTGTATCTATTGACAAAGATATGCTGCAGTTACCTTGTAATCATTACAACCCTAACAAAAGAAAATACCTGACAGTATCCGAAGTAGAAGGTAATAAGTTTTTCTACTCACAGATATTGACAGGTGATAAGGCAGACAATATTATAGGGTTATATGGTATCGGTCCTGTCAAGGCTAACAAGATCCTTGAGGACACAGAAACAGTTGAAGGTATGTATGAGGCTTGCTTAAGATCCTACAACGGAGAAGAGGATCGTGTCATTGAGAATGGTAGGCTACTGTGGTTACGTAGGTATGAAGGTCAGATCTGGGAGCCGCCCAAATGCGTTTCAGATCGGGCTTAGAAGAAAGGACAGCCAAGTACCTAAGGAAACTAAAGGTTAAGTTCACATATGAGAAACTAAAAATCAAGTGGCAAGACCTTAGGTACAAGACTTACACACCTGATTTCGTATTAGCCAACGGAATAATAATAGAAACTAAAGGGAGATTTATCTCTTCAGATAGGACAAAACATCTCATGGTAAAACAACAACACCCAGAGTTAGACATAAGATTTGTATTCAGTAATCCTAATGCTAAACTATACAAAGGGTCAAAGACAACCTATGCATCTTGGTGTGAGAAGAATGGGTTCATGTATGCCAAAGAAAATATACCTATTGAATGGATAAAAGAAAAAAAGGTACTTGACAATGTTCGATGAAGATAGTAAAATACATGCTCTTGTGGAGAACTACGGGCTTAGTCTTCTGCTAGAACAAAATGAAATAGAAGAATATTTTATTGTCAAATACCTAGTAGAAGAAGGTATGATTGACCTGAACGAATACTTTAACTTGGACGCAGAAATGCAAGAATGGAAAGAGATGGAAGAATGATGAGCTTTAAAGAATATAAAGAATACTTGGACATGTACTCTGACTGGGTAGAAGGTAAGATCCTGACCAAAGGCAATGATCGTATCTTTGAGAACACCTTGGGTTTAGTAGGTGAAGCTGGTGAGGTAGCTGAGAAAGTCAAGAAGATGCTACGTGACAAGGCCCGTTACAGCAATGAAGACTTATTAAATGAATTAGGGGATGTGTTGTTCTACACTACAGCATTAGCTAATATCTACGGTGGTACACTAAAGTCTATCATTGAACTCAACATGGAGAAACTAGACGGGCGTATGGAACGAGGCACACTACGGGGATCAGGTGACAAACGATGAATAACTACCTACCAACAGACTATCAAGCCTTCATTCATACGTCACGGTATGCTCGTTGGCTTGACGATAAGGGGCGTAGGGAAAGCTGGAGTGAGACAGTCTCTAGGTATATGGACAATGTAGTTCGTCGTGAGTTAGACATGGATACCATTGCTATCGCATCTGAACTAGAGCAAGCTATCCTTAACCTAGATGTCATGCCCTCTATGCGAGCCATGATGACAGCTGGTCCAGCCCTAGATCGTGACAACACAG